CTCTGAGATCCACCCTCGGCATGGTCCAGGTGCGGTCTCAGACCTAAAAGGAGAGTCTAAGTATGACTTCCCATTTTGGCCTGAAAAGCTTGAAGGGCTGTTCCCGTCTTCCTCCTTCGCTAGTTTTAACGAAGGAGGTTTTCAGGAACGACTTAGAGGAGATGATTGCGTGGTACCTTTCTGTACCAAGCATGAACCCCCATCTAAGCTCCTGGCTGTTCCAAAGACGCAGGCAGGTCCCAGGCTCATTGCCTCGGAACCTACTGCTCATCAGTGGATCCAGCAGGGCATCCTATCGGCACTTGCCGATAGGATACAAGCGACTTTTCTGGGAGCTTGTATCTCTTTACGAGACCAAGAACCCAGTCGAGAGCTTGCTCTTCTCGCTTCTCTATCCTATGATGCCACAGTACTACCGTGGCAACGAAGAGGACAACGACGGAAAACTCTTCCGTATGATCCTCGTAGTCTCCTTGAGCGAAGCAGTCTCGCGACTGTAGATCTCAAAGAGGCTTCGGATAGAGTGAGCTGCTGGTTAGTTGAGAGAATCTTTCGTAGGAATCTTTCCTACCTCTCAGCCTTCCATGCAGTTCGAACCCGTTGGCTTGTCAATACTATCGACAAGAAGCTTCCAAAGTTTCTCAAGCTTAGGAAGTTTACAACAATGGGTTCCGCACTGACGTTCCCGGTGCAGAGCATCATCTATGCTGTCGTTTGCATAGGTGTTGACATCTACTTCAGGAACTCTCTGGCAACGGAGAAGGGCCGTTCACCTACCTGCGATCCGCAACGATACTCTACAAAGCGGTTACGTCAGGAAGTAGACGACTCGTCAAAAAGGACCCGTGTCTTTGGGGATGATATCATTCACCCCAAAGAATCGTTATCCCTTCTGGTAGAGGTACTTACGTACCTTGGCCTTAAAGTCAACCCCCACAAAACTTTCTCGGCTAGTTTGTTCCGGGAAAGCTGTGGAATTGACGCGTATGCGGGGAAAGAAGTGACCCCGTGCTACGTCAATAGGGCTCCTATAGAGACCGAGCCAGAATCTTTATTCTCAGTCCTCGAAAGTTCCAATAACTTCTACCTTAGAGGTTATTGGAGGGCTGCC